TTCCGACCTTGACTCCCTCGACTCCAAGAGTTATTGACTCGATGCCTCGGGCATCTCGGACTACCGGGCTCCGCATACCGAGAGCAACCCGGCTCGACGCAAGGACGCTTAGCCTTTGTCGGCATGGCTCTCTCCGTTTATGTGAGTCTCCAACAACTCCCGTATCCGCTTGGTCATTACCGGACGCTTGAGTATCCGGACCATATGACCGCGGCAACCCGGAGTCATCTTGCAATAGGGATGAGCCGCGGGCGGGTCATCGGTATATTGCTTGAGGTCCTCGGACTTGAGCCCGGTTGGCTTCATCAATCGAGCCTCTCCGCATCGAGAGCAATAGCAAAACTCATGGCCGGAGAGTTGCCCAACCAAGCTCCAAGTAACCAACCAATAACCCTCCGATCCCACTAGCACTAAGGCGCGCTCAAGTAGGACGGCAGGGATTTGGGTTGGCTTGGCATAAAGGCAATCGCTCTCCGCCAACGTCAAGAGCGCTTGGCTTTTCATTCCCTGCCAACCCTCGGGACCTCGGGACAACAATCGAGGCAAAAGCGGACTTGATCTATGCCGACTTGCATATCGACGTCGGACCAAAGCCGCTCGATATCGTCCCCATATTTCTCCGCCCATTGCCAAGGATGAGCGCTCCGGGCTCGGGAGAGTCGATGGCATCCGGCCCTATGTACCATCGACCCTCCGCGGGTCCGGTAATAGCGGACGCTAACTTGCAACGCTTCCGCCATTGACCCGCTCATTTACTGCCGCTTCGACGGCTTGCTTAAATGCCTCTCCCGGATCGGCCAGCTTTGCTCCAAAGATGCGATTACGTCCGCGCAAGAGGTTGGGATGGTTGGGACCTTGAGGTATCGGGTTGCCGCCGCGGATAGTTATGCTCCGGTCCCGTTGCTCGACAACCTCTGTCGGTCCGGAAGTATGAGGACGGTCGGCCGCGGGGGAGTTGGTCATCCGAGTAATAGCGGCTCGCTCCCATTGGCTTAATGCTTGGCCGGAATCTTCCTTTGCCGCTAGCTCCGCCAACCGTTGAGCCCGATACTCGCTTGCCGCTCTCTGCCGTTTTATCGGATCAATCTTTACGGCAGACTTGATTACTAGTTGCTCAGTCGGGTTAGGCCAACCCTGATCGAAAGACAAGAGGACATGCTGAGCCGCGGGCGGAGTGAGGTAGGTATATCGCTCTCCGCGTTGCCGGTCGGATACTCGGATGGTCGCCATATCTACCGTGACACTTGACAGATTCGGATACTGCGATTTGATGGCATCCGCGATCAGGCAACCGCCACTATTAGATTTAATGGCTCGGTCGAGTTGCTCTTGTCCAATCGTCACTTGGATAGTGGGGGACGCTCGCTTGATGCGCGCCATTACTCTCCCTCCCCGGTCACTCGATCAAACGCAAAGACAAGCTCTGCCTCGGAGCGGACCTCGGCATTAGCTCCACTCGGGACTCCCTTGGTCGATACCGGCCTAACCGCGGCCATTGTGAAGCCGAGAGCCATGATGGTTGAGACATGCCAAGCCGCTACGTCTTGCCATTCTCCGTCCCGGATATGGTCCTTGATGTTGAGGATAAATCGACCATTGGACTTGAGGACTCGGACCGCTTCCTCCCAAGCCTTAACGTGAAAGGCTCGGTACTCATCTCCCCAAGGCATGACGGCAGAGCTTCCCTCGGACGGCTTCCGGCCAAGGTCGAAATGGTAGCTATGCCTCCGGTCCGGGTCCGTTGCCTCATAACTGTCGGCAAGCCGGTTGCCATAGGTCGGAGAGGTTGCAACGGCATCGACGGAGCCCTTACGGAGCCCGGTCTTTAGCGCGGTCCCTTGCTTTGTAAACTCCGAGAGGTCCGCCCATTCTTTCTCAAGCTCGATGCCGATTGTCTCAAAGCCGTACTCGCGGAGGTCATGTATCCGCCCGGTCCCGGCAAACGGGTCGAGGACCCTCTTGTATCGCTCGGAGTCTCCGCCCAATAGCTCCCGAATAACCCGGAGGACGGGTCGAGAGTAAACGGCAGGATGCCCGCGCTCTCCGACTCCGGCAGTAGGCTCCGGCTCCCGGACATTATCGACGGCTTCCCGGACTTGGAGAGCCGTTGGTTGCTCTCCATTGGCAAGCCCAACGGCATCCGTCCAAGCCCTTTGCATCGCGTCCGGGTCATCCTTGAGCGGAGTTAGCTCCCGGATTTGCCGCTCTCGCTTGGGCTCCGGAATGTCTCCCTTGGGAGACAAAACGGCAGTAACGTCCGCCGCGGCCATAAGCCGATTGCCTTGAGCCCTAGAGATATCCCATCGACGTTGGCAGTAGTCCTCAAAGGTCTTGTATTCGTCCGAGAGGCTCCGATATGTCTTGCCGTCCCGTATCCGCATTAGAGCCCAACCAACGTCCTTAAAGGTCGAGAGCCCGGACTCAATGATTGCCTCATCCTCGCGGAGAGACTTGAGCCGCGCCGCTCTTTGCTCTTTTGTCTCGACCTCGACCTCTGCCTCCGGGACTACCTCGACGGCTTGCTCCGGCTCTGCCACTCCGTCCCTCATCGAGCCGAATAGGTCCTCATCCGGGTCCTTGGTATCAACGTCCTTTGCCATGCCTTATGCCTTTCTTTGCTTGGTTATCGGTTAAGACCCTCAAGACCCTCATACCCTCAAGGGTATGGAATCCTGCCGGTCTTGAGGGTCTTGGTCTTGAGTGTCAAGGGTTAAGACCCTCATCTCCCTCATGTTTTCTATACCTCCGACCCTTGAGGGTCTTGAGGGTCTTGAATGAGATGGACTCTCCATCCCATGATTCCGTCCGGCATCCGCTCCCGCTTGGTATCTAGTTGTTTGTCGAGCTTGGCTCGGGCTCTCTCATATGTGCTAAGGCTTACCAACCTTCCTTTATTGACAACGGCATCGAGTAACTCATTGCTCCAAACCGGACCATCCTTGAGGACCTCTCGGATTGCCTTGACCGCGAGGTCGAGCTTGGATTGCTTGCTCTGCCTTTCCTCCGGGTCCTCCGGAGTCCTGTCGGTTAGGAGTTGGTCCGCATTGATTCCCTCAACGGTCCCTCTCCAATCGACGCGGGCAACGTCACTATCCTCTACCGGCATTAGCTTAAAAGCAATAGGGATTGGCTCAATAGCAAGATTCATCTTGGTTACCGCCAAGACCCGGAGGCTTTGGTCCTCGGGATGATGGCCTACCGTCCAAGCGGCTCTAGCGGCTCCGACAATCCCTATCGAGCCCGCGCCGCGGTAAAGAGCCTTGCCTCCCTCTTTGCGGAGATGCCGGAGCATGACAACGGTTGCATTGGTCCGACCGGCCATGTCCCGGAGTTGAGCCAGAGCGCGCCGGATTTGAGTATCCCGGTAGTTGTCAACGTTGCCGTCGAGGTATTCATTGAGGACGTCAATGACGACAATGGCGGAGCGCGTCCGTTGGACGGCTTCCTCGATGAGCCCGATATCCCGCGGGATGACTACCGGCTCCGGTCCGTCCTCGGTCATTGCCGCTTGGATATGGTGAATCCGGGTGAGGTCCGCTCCCGCGGCTTTGAGCCTCCATATGGTTGTATCGCTTAGGTCATCCTCTCCGGATAGATAGAGGACCGATGAGGCAGGAAAGGTCGGGTCCGTTTGTCCGGGCATCGGCTCTCCATTGGTAGCTCGGGCTCCAAGGTCATTAGTTACCGTTGACTTTCCCGTACCGGGATCGGCGGCAAAGTCCAAGAGCTTGCCTCTCGGAGCCCAACCCGGCCAAAGCCATTGAGCCCGGACCGGAGTTACCTCGGAGGCAGTAATGATTACCAAGCCGGTCGGGACAATAAGCGGAGTTGCTAATACGTCCTTTGCCGTCAACCCGCTCGGACGGTAGAGATTGTCTCCGATGCCGACATGGACTAGCTCATCATGCGCGGCGTGAAAGTCTCCGCCATGCTTGACCATCCCCCAAAAGCCAAACTTATCGTAAGGACGTCGGACCTCTAAGCCAAGCTCTCGCGCCATTGTCTCCGACCAAATGGTTAAATGGTCATCATCGAGATAATGGGTCGCGCTTACGTCATTCTCGGAGTTGCGATAGTGCCAATGTTCCTCGATGCCAGAGGTCCGGACGTATTCGCAATGACCGAAAGCCTCCAATATCTTGCCGTAAACGGCTTGCTCATTAAACCTTGACCCGGCCAAATGAGCCGTCGAGGTCGAGGAATGAGCCTTGCCGTTGCTCGATGGCTCCGGCATCGGGAGCATGGAGTCCAACAACTCGGACCATTGATACGGCATTATCTATGTCCTTTCCATCGAGCCGTAACCTTGACCGGCTCAGAGCCTTTATGGTTATAGGTGCCAGGGACCCGCATTATCCGCGGGAGGTCCCATACGTCATCAATGACAATGCCTGCCTCTTTGGCATAGGCCAACCAAGTAACCCGCCATCGAGCTAAATAGTCCAATGCCTCATTGGCATAGAGCGGCTCGACGGCAAGCCACCATGCTTGGAAGCCATGCCCGGAGCGGACGATTGCGTCCGGCTTGGCCGGATGCCGATTGATAAAGAGCCTTGCCTCATCAAAGCTCTTGGCTTGACCGGCCAACCGATGACCGGCTCCGGCAACATCGACGTCGAGCCATAGGCCAGTAATCGAGAGGCAATCGACAACTCCGCCGCGTTGCCCATTGGGGAGAGGCTCTTTGCGGAGCGCGCAACCAAACCAAACGTCCCCGCGCGTCCCTAGTCTCCATAAGGGCTCCGCGAGCTTGGAGAGGTCCTCGACCGGAGCCCAAGCCGTCCGACGTTGGCCGGAGCCGCGCTCGATGCCAAAGAGGTTGACGTAACCTCCCTCCAATGCGGAGGCAAATACAAAGCTTAGGAATGACAAGGCAAGCTCGATATCTGGCTCAACGCTCAAAAAGGTCCTCATCCTCATCGGCATATGCCGGAGCCGTCCGGGATGCCGCTACGGGTTGCGGGCTCGGGCTCGGACGTTGAGGCTCCCGGACCGGAGCCGGTCCCTCTCCGGAGCGCTCGACCGATACCTCAAAGAGCTTTGCCGTCCCGTTTTCATTCTTGGCAAAGTCCACTAGCTCGATATCGACGGTATCTCCGACCTCGGGCTTGAGCGTTAGGAGTTGTCCCCATAGATTCTTAGCTCCCGCGAGCATGGTCCTTTCCATATTCCGGTCGAGGTCAAAGAGCCAGTATTTAGCGCATGTCCCATACCGGGTCTTGAGCGGCTCCATCCGATTGATGCGAGCCCTTACCCTGTCTCCCCGTTGATGAAACTCGACGGAATCCGGAAACTCATTAGGCTCCGGTTGCAACTCCGGGTCATCATAAATGCTTGGCATTTGAGCCTCCCTTATGGCATTGGCCGCGATGGGCGGCGGCTTTGTATTTCGGCTTTCATTTCTGCCGTTATCTCATATCGCTTGAGGAATCCAAGAGCCCGGTCGAGGTCATCGACGCTCATCCGCTTAGGGATGGTTGTTATCCCTGCCGCGTCAAGCTCGGTCATAAGCTCTAGTTGTTGCTCATGGGTCAAGAGCTTGAGCCGCTCCCGCAAATGGTTAAGCTCCGCGTTGGTTGGGATAGTGCTAAAGGGAGGCTCATCCTCCCGTTGGAAGCTCAGAGCATTACCAATGCCCGGAGTCCCGTCCTCAAACTTGCGTATCTCTAGGGCTCCGAGAAAGGCTCGACGGTATGCCCGGTCGATTGGTACGGGTCGAGCGCTATATCCGTCCTGAGCCAAATGGACAATGAGACAGGTATCCGGAGGCTTCCATTCAAGCTCTTGGTCATCCGGGTCGAGGACATACTCAAAGCCCAAGGCATATCCGCCGACTAGTTGGACTCCCATATCCTCATAAACTCCCTTGGACGTTTTCCAATCCAAGAGGACGTTTCCAAGCTCGGGAGCGTTTTTGAGCTTGCAAAGCAAGTCAAACGTCCCTGCCGTCATAGTCTTTTCCGAGTAACCCGTTACCTCCGTCATTAACGGTCGAGGTTGGGCATCGGAGATAAAGCGCTTGAGGGATTGGAGCCACGGCTCGATTACTGCCTCCGCTTCATATGACTTACCGCGCATGATGTTTTCGGCAACGGCATGGACGGTTGAGCCTCTAGCTCCGGCCCGGTCGCGTTGGGTCCAAGGGACCTTACGGAGCAAGTCATATTGGTCCTCCATCGGAAGATGAGTCCAAGCCTCAAGATGATTAACGGCATACCGCGCCGTTTCATTTGCCGCCCAATAGAGCAAGCCCATCTTGGGAAGCGCGCCGGTTACGTTGGTAACGCTCCAATATCCCGGAGCCTTATCATGCCGTCGAGGATGCCAGTATCGACGGGTCCCGTTGATATCAACGGCATATTTGGGCATTAGTTACCTCCCCGGAGGACCCTTAGCGGGATAGGTCCAACGTTGCTCTTGTATTGATGACCCGCTCTCCATCGGGACCAAATCCCATTAGTCCGACCCTTGACCCGTTGCCCGCAACCACACTCACAAAGCGGAGCAATGTCCGGCTTGGGAGGTCGAGGCATGGGCTCGACGTCGGGAAATAGTCGAGTAACGGTACTCATATCGGTCCCCAATCTCTTTGGAATGTCTCCCTTGGGAGACAAACGGACTAGGGCTTGAGCGCTCGGTAACCGTCGAGGTCGATAACGTAAGCGTTGCCGTCAATGAGTCCCTGATTAAAGGACTCGATGACCCAAGCTCGGCGCGGGTCCTCGCATAAGGCAATAACTGTCAAGGGTCGATGCCGTAAGCCATCAACTCTGACAATCCGATCCTCGGGCTCAATGCCCATTGTTATTAGTCCAAGTCTTGAGCAAAGGGACAAAGACTCGACCGCGCATCATTACCGGCCAATCAAGAGGGTCGGTCTTGCCTTTTAGCTTGAACCAAACCACGCCAAGATTGGCATTATCGTTATGCATTTCGCGGTCACACTCTTTGAGCCACTCCGCTATCGCGTAGCTCCGCGGGCAATGCTTGGACTCGATGACAACTCCGGGAGCAATCCCGCCAATGTCTCCCCGGTCCTTGAATCCCTCTTTGGCGCGCCGCTCTGCCATTGGATACAAGGGTCGGAGAGTCCGGACGATTGCGACCTCTCCCTTAGTTCCATCCGCCAAGGGACGGTTGACCATGCGGTCCCGACCTCCCTCCCTGTTTAGAAGCTCTGTCTCCGCGGTAAGGACTTGGCGCTAGACTTTCGCTCCATTGCTAAGAGTCGATTAGTGTTAGCGCCGTAGTTAACGGAGTCTTGCACTTGAGCAAAGGTCCGTCAAGAGGCAATCTTGGGAGAACAGGGATAAGTGAGATGACGGAGTTAGGGACCCTTTTAGTCAATCTCAGGAAGCGCGCCGGTCTTTCACAGACAGAGGTTGCATCTCGCGCTCGGATATCCGGAGGCTATCTGTCTCAGTTAGAGACTGGCGCGCGCGGGGACCGTATACCGCGAATAACCATACAAAGGCTCGCGGAAGCTCTCGGAGCGGACTCAAAGAGACTCTTGCAAGCCGCGGGCATGAGGATAAATGCGGAGGACATAAGCCTCGATGAGCGTCCTATGCTTGAGGACTTTATCCAAACGGAGGCAACGTTGACGGCATCGGAAAAGAGCGTATTGCTCTCGATGCTCGCTCATTTAAGAGCTAATCCGGCTCTGTCCAACAACCATCCGCAAGGGTCCCTGCCAGGGACAACGCGCGGGTAATCAAGCCGATTAACTCGGTAACCTCCGGCGCGTCCGGAAGGCTCCGGACCAAATCCTCTGCCGTCTTAAGCGTAGCTTCCAAAGCTCTAACGTCCCCATTGGGCATCCCTTCCCTTAAGGATACTTTGCCGCTCTCCGTCGCGTCCTTTGGCATCAACGGTCCCCAATCCGCTCGGGTCCTCTGCCTTGCTTTGCGGAGCGTATCACTCCCGGATTGGGCTCCGTCCCGGACCGCGGAGCCTTGCCAAGCCGCTCATGGACCCGGATGAGTAAGGCTCCGACCCGTTGACGGATGCCGACGTCCTCGACGGCTTCCGGGAGTCCCTGCCGCTCTCTGTCGCGCCGCGCGTTGGCAAGGACCCGCTCCCGGTCCTCATCGCTCAGGTTGCCCATTGGACCTCCCTTGAGGGAGGCATGGCCGGAGGGAGGTCCTCCGGTCCTCACGGCTTACCCATTGCCTTGAGAGGCTCTTGGTTGATGCTTGGTCGAGAGCCAAGCCGCTAAGCGCTCTGCCGGGTCTTGCTCCCGGAGCCGGTCCAAGTGTCCGGACAGAGCCGCCTATGGGCTCAGAGGACCCGCTAGGAGCCTCTCTGAGCCGCTAGGACCCTACCTCATGCCCGGAATCGGAAGCTCAAGCGGTCCGGGTCCCAAAGCCTCGACCCGGCTCGACCCGGCTTGACCTCGACCCGCTCCAAGACGTAGGCCAGGACCTCCCTCCGCTCATCAAAGGTCATAACCGGATTGCCGTCCTCATCCGTTGCCGTCCAAGCCTGCCGGAGCGCTCCGGGTCTACCAAGCCAACGGTAAACGTTGGGCGGAGGTCCGGCCGGAGTTGACTCAACCAACGCGGCTTGAGCGTCCTTGAGAGCCTGCCGATATTCCGCCATTAGCTCGACGTAATCCTCAAGGTCGAGCTTGCCGGACTTGCGTTGAGCCTTGAGGTAATCAACGTTGGCTTGAGCTTGCTCGACGTCGGAGGTATCGGGCTCGACCCGCTTGCCGCGCGGCTTGAGAAAAGCCGTCCTATCCGTAGCGTCAAGGATGGCAAGCTCGACGGCTTCCTCCGTCTTGGCGGCATCAATCGAGCCTCCCGGCTTGACCTCATAAATCCTCCGATATCCGTCCGGAGCCGTCGAGCCAATCCGCTTGCCGTCCGGACCCTTGGGTCCAACGGCTCTGCCGCCATGCATCTTGGGAAGCTCGATAACGTTGCCGTCCTCATCGAGCCGTTGGGCATAGAGGAAGCCGGACAACAGATACCGGACCGGAGTCCGATGCTTCCGGCTCGGGTCCGTCAAGATGGCTCGGACCCGCTCCCAAGCGGCAGGCTCAATGACCGGCAACCAAGCGGCTTTGCCAATGACGTTGCCTTGATGTTGCCGGAGTCCGGCAATCCTCGGGCTTACCAAGAGTTGATGGATGGTTGCAAACGTCCAAGCCTTGCCGCTCGGAGTCTTGGTATCGACCGAGAGCCGCTCCAAGTCTCGCAATGAGGACCCATTGAGGATGGCATCCGCCCAAGCCCGGATGACGGCTTGCTCTGCCTCGATTGGGTCAATGCCGTTGGCGGCAAAGCCAAAGGGACGCTTGCCTCCGGCAAACTTGCCGTCCTGGGCAAGCTCAAGCATCTTGGATTGCAAGCGCTCGGACTTAATCTCGGACTCAAGCGCGTTCACAACTCCAAACATACGGGTCTTTGCTCTGTCTCCCGCGTTGGATACGTCGAGCCTGCCTCCGTAAAGAGTGTCTACGTTGACTCCGCTTGTCTCGATCCAATCGCAAACGGGAACTAGGTCCGCCCAATGTCGCCAAAGCCTCGATGGCTCTCGGGACATGATGTTGCGGACCAAGCCGGAGTTAACGTCCTCTTGCAATGCCTCCCATTCCGGACGCGGGCTCGGGACGCGAGTAAAGGTCCCATCCGCTCTCTTAACTCGCTTCCAAGCGGACGTATTGTTGTCGATGCGGATGGCATGGACTCGACCTCCGCGAGCCTCAATCCGCGCCGTTGCCTCCCGGACTTGCCGCTTGACTCCAAGCTCATCGTTGCCAGGATCATCCGAGATGCGCGCGTAAATGTCCCAAAGCTCGATGCCGTCGAGGTCGAGGTCCTCGGGAAGCTCGATGACGTAAGAGAGGGAGGTCATCGAGCCTGCCTCTCCGCCTTAGCGCTCATGTACGCGACATGAGCGATGCCGTAACCGGAGGCAATGCCCTTGAGGCTTGCCGCCATTGTGTATCCGCAAGTGCAAACGGCTTCCCAACCGTCAAGCGCTCCCGGCTCGGTCGCGGGATGCTCCCGGACCTCGATGATTCGATGCTCTGCCATCTCGGCTCCCTGTTCTCTAGCTCCGTCCGGCTCGGGTTGAGCGGCGGAGCCGCTAAGCCTAGCATCATCGGGAGTCGGAGTCTTGTCGGGCGGGCCGGACACTACAGAGACTCCCGATGAGCCAGAGCGGGAGCCCGCGGTACGGATGGCCGGTAGTCGGTAGAGCCCTAAGGCTCGACGGGCTTGGCGGGCATAGCTGACACGCGGGCTCCCTGTCCGCCAAGCGGGTCCGGAGTGAAGCCGCGAGCATGGCTCCGGCATCCTCTCGGGCTCGACGGCATGGCCGGAGGCTAGGCGGGAGGCTCGATGCCGTCAAACGGCTCGGAGCGGGCTCCCTGAGCCTCCCTGAGCGGCTCTAGGGCTCCCGGAGGACACTCGGGAGCTTCCGGGCTCTCTGAGCGGCTCAGAGCCTCCCCGGACGCGGCGGGAGGGAGGGACGCGGGCAACGTCAACCTCCCTCCCTAGCGGGCTCCGGATGGCGGGATGCCGGAGCCGCGTCCTACCAAGCTCCCGGAGGTCCGACCTCGGGCTCATCCGCCCAAGACTCTCCGGCATCGAGCGGGTCAAACCAAGCCGGAGGGACGTCCGACCTCCAATCTCCAAGCCGCTCCCGTTGCCGCTCATCCTCATCGAGCCGCTCGGACCAATGGCTCCCGCATCGAGGGAAGCTCCGACCGCTCGGGCTCAGAGCCATCCGATACTCGACGGCTCCCTTGCATCCCTCCGGACCATCGAGACACTCAAGCCGCTCGGTCTTGATATCTCTTATCGGCAACGGTTCAAAGTGTCCGGGAGCGGAGGTCATTGAGAGTCCCTCCACTCGATGCCTCTTTGGTCGAGGTAAGTCCGTAGCTCATTGATGAGATGCCAAGGGATATTTGCCGAGTAAGCATAGGTATTGGCTTTGGCCGGAGCGGACCTCGCGATAGCTACGGCAATGCCGGTCAAGCTCCGGCCATCATGCTTTGGCTCTTGATGAGTCAAGTCCTTGCCTCTCGGGCTCATATCAGTACCCATCCCATCGACGCGCATCCGTACCGGCCATCCTCCGGGCTTGCTTGGCTTGGAGCCTCAAAGCCATCGGCAATCCGGATGAGGCAGATATCTCCGACCGAGAGGCTCCGATTGCCTGCCGCTCGATAGTCCTTAACTTGGTCTTGATAGACCCGCTCACAATGCAACTCCCCAACGGAGCTATTGCATACGGCAAAGGCAACCTCCGCCGCGGCAAGATGCGAGTCCGCCCGGACCCGGAGGTTAAAGCCGTCCTCTCCGTTGCCGTAGCAACCGTCCTTGATGGCGGCTCGGAAATCCTCCGCGGACCTCAAGCCAATCAACGTCCGTCTTGGGTCCTTGGACAACAGGACCGAGATACAAAACATCTTCACTTGCTTTCCCTGTTCTCTAGCTCGATGCCTTGACGCATCGAGCGCGGAGGGTAACACAAAGACCGTTGCCGTTGGGACCGGCCCGGATTGACGGGGAGAACAGGGAATGTTGACAACCCGACAACCGGACCGGACCCAAGGGCAATGATACTCATGCGAGAAAGTCTTGGAGTTGCTCGATGAGCTTTCGTCCTCGGTCGAGCCATTGCCAAACCTCATCCGTAACCTCCGCTCCCTCGGGCTCTGTCTCGGCAACGGAGAGAGCCGCCATGATGGCTCGACGGCATACCGGACTTAACTTGAGCCCGCTTGCCTTAGCGCGTCGATGGACCTCATCGGGCAAATAAATCGTTACTCGCGCCATTGGTTAGGACGTCCTCCAACCGATTGAGCCGCTCCCGCGACGTACCGATAAAGACCAGTAGCTCCGAGATTGTCCCTTGAGCGTCCGTTGGAGCCTCCCGGACCGCTACCGCGTCGATTAGGGCTCTCTGGCAAGTGAGGGATACCGGGATGCCCAATGCCTTGACTTTTTTAAAGACCTCATCGGAGACTTGGACAGTCAAGCGAGGCATGGACGGATTCCCCTTATGGTTAGACCTCATCGGGCTCATACGCTCCCGGCAAGATGACAATAGGCTCTAAGCCATTCTTGACCCGCTCCGGATTGGCAAGCCGGACGCAACTCTCACAGACAGGCTCCCGCTCTCCGTTAAACACAATCGACGGGACCCGCTCCGCCGAGAAATAAAAGGGACGATGGCAGGCAAAGCAATCGCCCAAGACATACATATATCCCATCCGCCTACCTCCCAACCTCGATTGCCTCGACGGTATAAGCCGTCAACGGTCGATTTGGCTTGCCGTCCGGGCGGAGCGGTCGAGTCCGGCTTTGCATCTTCCAAGCCGTCATTGCCGCCATGCCATCGACAAACCTCATTGCCTCAGATATGTCCGGACTAAACAGAGCCTCCCCGCGTCCGCCGCGAGCCTCCGGGTCAAAGGCAACCAAATAGTCTCCCGGCTCCGCGGGAGTGAAGCTCCCCAAATGCATACCGGCAAGCCCAACAACCCGGAGGACAACGGGATTAGTTAATCGAGCCATGCCAACATTCCGGGCAAAGCATCCGGACCTCGACCAAGGCTCCGACCGGACCAACCTTGCAAAGCTCCATCAAGAGCCCGCACATAGTTATTAGGTGGGCATGGCTTGGCTTATGGAGTGTCCGGTCCTTGAGGTCGAGCATCCCAACATCGGACTCGGATATATCGAGCATGGCTTTACCTCCGCCATTCATTTTGCCTCATAGAGCCAGATGACTCGATGCAAGTCGGATACCTCGATCCGCTCGACCCTCCGCCATCCGGAGTCCGCATTAACAAAGACAAGCTCAAATGAGAGCCGCTCGACTCCAATCTCCCTCTCTCGGCTCAAGCCGCGTTGCACCATTGCCTTTACAAAGTCCCCAACCGTTTGATTCACTCGACAACCTCGACCGGGACCTCATACTCATTGCCGTCCTCATCGGTCCAATAAACCATCTCCGGGATGACCTCCGTTAGTTGCTCCCGGATAATCTCTTGCCAATCTCCGCCCGATGCCTTGCGCGGGAGGTCGAGGCTTACCTTTATGGTCATCCGTCGATTCATACCGGCTCCGGCCATGCCTCGCGGGTTGTCGGAGTGTAGGAATAGCTCAGGACTTTTATCGAGCGTCCCTCCCTCCAAGCGTTCCAAGCCTTAAAGCAAATGGCAACCCAACGAAAGTCCGGGTTGCGTTGCCGTCCTCGACCTCGATTGACTTCCTCTTGCGAGTATCGACGGAGAGCCAGTATCGGGCTCCCTTCCGAGAGGTCCGCGCCGGAGCGGAGCTTGTCATAGAACAAATCCGCTTCCGCGGCATGGACAAGGGAGAGCCGATACCAAACGGAGAGAGCCGGACCCGGACGGAGCTTGAGCGCTCTCATGGCCGGAGCCGTCTTGGTCAAGCCGTCCCGGAGTCCTTGGTTCTCATCAAAGACTTGCAAGAGTTGAGGAATCGAGGGACGTCGAGCGTTGTCGGCATAATGCGGAGTCCCGGTCATCTCGGCATAAATGATCCGGGCATACCAACCAATGCCCGCGGCAAGCCGGAATACGTCAACCTCTCCCCGGAGCTTGAGAGCATCTCCCAACCCGCGCCGGAGAGTGTCATCCATAATGTCTTGGCTCTTGCGCGGCAGGTTGCGAAAGATGCCAACCTCAATGGGCATACCGGAGGCAACGCAAGCGGCAAGCCGATGTTGCCCATTGAGCAAGACTCCATCGAGGTCGAATCCCAAGCAATCGGTCGAGAGGGTCCATTCCTCCCGCTTTATATTCTCGGCAAGATGGACAACCCTCGACTCCCGGATATCCCGGTTACGGACGTTTGCCTCTAGCAACATTTTCTCCGCCCGCTCCGGAGTCACTGTCTCGATGCGGACGTTTGGCTTCACTACTTGACCATTTGCCCTTACGGCAGAGGGTCGCTTGAGCCTTGTAACCATTAAGACGCTTCCTCCATTGCTCCGATTGCGTCCGCCTTATCTAAGCGGACCTTCACTCGGTCGAATAGGGAAAGCATCATTGTCTCCCGGTCCGGAGTCTCATCCCGCTTCATTTGGTAACCCTCGGGATAGATATATCTCCGGCTCCCCGGAATCAACCGACCGGCATAGTCGATGAGGTCATGCCGCTCCGCGGTGCAACGGTCGCAACGCAAAGAGAGCCTCCATCCATACAACGGAGTCCCCATATTGGCCGGATAAAACTCATCCCACCTATGCCGGATCAATCGGCATTTGAGCATGGCGGTATCGAGCCCTACCGAGTCTCCGCCCGGTATTGCCGTCGATGTTCTCCGTCGCGCCATCCGCTCGACCTCCTAGTTTCCCTGTTCTCCCATTAGTAACCGTCCGGTCATTGTCCGGTTGGTTGTCCCTCGCGAGTCTTAGCACTATCGCAAGATGCCGTCAAGCGGAGGCAAAGTCCCTGTTGGGACGGCATTTCTACCGGCAGGGACCCTCAAGCGGGCTTGAGCCGATGAGGACTCATCCCAACCAACCTCACGCGCTCCGATGCCAGGATTTAACAGTTAGCTTACGCGCCAAAGCCGCATTGCTAGCAAGGCAAACCGGTTACCCTGGCCTAACCTCGGGATGACCGGCAGGGAGGGAGGCAAGGTGGCGGATGGGACCTATTCCCTCCCTGCCGGACCTTATGGTTGCCGGTCGCGGGTAACGGCAACAATGAACATTGCCAAGCCTCCGACAATGGCAACGGAAGCCAAGAGGTCAAATCGAGCGCTCGATTGCGGGAGGACCAAAGCCAGGATGCCCGCGACAACGCAAACCGCGCCCAAGAGCATCAAGTAAATACGTCCCCGCCAAAGCTCCATTACGTTACCGGAGCCGTCCAACTCGCGGACCAAGTATCGGGACCGACCAAGCCATCCGCGGCAAGCCCTTTCTCGGATTGAAAGCTCCGCGCAACGTCCTCGGATTGCGGACCAAAGATACTATCGACGCCAATCGACCAACCTCTAGCGCTCATCTGAGCTTGCCAAACTCCAACGTCGGAATGGGTCGAGTTATGGTCAATGCCAAAGTAATCGACATGCAACGTAGGAGCCAGACCCGCGGGAGCGCTCGGGCTCGGAGGTTGCGGGCTCGGAGTCGAGGGAGCTTGACCTCCGGCCATTGCCAGGACCTCCGACATTGGAAAGCCCGGACCCGCGTCCCAATGTCCTCCGCCCGCGGAGCCCAAATCGACATGCTGACAACAACCGGAGGCTCCGCCTTGAGCTTGACCGGCATTGAGCCCGATAATCGGGATGCCAAATGCCGCGGCTTCCTCCGCTACCCATTGAGCTACGTTGCTCAACATATTCGGATGGTTATGCCATTCTGCCGTTGTCCATTCCGCCCACGCGCAAAGCTCCGTACTCACACAATATGGATTTGCGTTGGCTTGGGTCCAACTCTTTTGGGCTCGCTCGACGTAGGTAGCAATGACGCCAAGCTCATCATCAATGCCGGTATGGCTCGATGCCTCAACGTTGCCTTGGAAATAGGCTCCAAGGTCCTCTTTGGTTGAGGCTCCCTGAGCCGTATGAATGACGATGAGCCTAACGGCAGAGCCTCCGCGGCTTGAATAGTTCGGACTCGGGATGGCAACTCTTTGGAGTGTCATTAGCGCTCTCCCTCATATCCAATCTCATCCTCGGAGTCCTCGGGCTCGGGCCGGTCCTCAAATAGAGCCCAACCCTCGGACGGCTCCGTCTTGGGCTCTTTGCGGGCTCGCGGCCATTTGACCTCAAGCTCTCGACCCTCCCTGTCCCGGAAGCGCTCTCTCGGTATCTCCCTTTGTCTCCCTTGGGAGACATTTTCCTCGGTCATTGACTCAACCTCCAACCGGCGCGTTAGTGAGCAAGACTCCGGGCGGAGAGGGATACATGAGCTTGCCGGAGCCATCGGAGTTGAAATAGGCCGCGGCGGCAGTAGGCCAAACGGCTTGGACGGCAGACAGGATGGCTTGATCGACAACTAGGGTCGAGTCAATCGTCCCATCTCCGACGTCGGCAGAGTCCGCCAATCCGGGAGCCGCGGCAACCATATTGAACAGGGTTATTTGCGGAGCGGACTCAAAGCGGAGGATGGCATCCGAAAATGCTTTCATATCCTCCCGAGTGTCATTGATGTAGATATTTGCCTGTTGAACGGAGCAAGCGGACACTCTTTGCACAAATGCCGGGTCCGTTGCCAAGGACCCTTGAGATTGATAGCTCATTTGACCTCCCTTTACAGTTTGATGATATGCGCTAGCTCGACGTATGGCGGTAAATGGCTCGGAGCATCGGTAGCGGCTCCGCCATTCTCGGTCCGACCGGCCAAGCCAAATCCAAGACTATTAACGAGTCCGGCCGTCCATCCGGCAGGAATAGCTATTCCCCCCCAAGGCGTCCAAGCCGGAGTGCTAACTCGGCTTGTATGAAAGTTTGTCCCCGATGCCGCGGCACCATATGCCTGAGCCGCTCCCGCCGCGCTCAAGGGATGGGTATGCAAAGCCGCGGCGTGACTATGGGTTGCGGCTCCGCCCGCGGCTCCGGGAGCGGCTTTACCTCGGGCAAATCGGTCGATGAGGTTAGGGACATTAAAGCTCGACACTCCATCTCCCGGACCATAGGTTGTCCCGATGGCGGCAAATAGACCTCCATAGACCATCCGGTCGAGCGCGCTTCCGTCGCAAATATGCCAACCAATCGGGATGATAGGAGCCGCGTTTAGCTTGATGATTCCGGGCGGGTCACCGGCTCCAACTACTAATGATTGCGGTCGGAGGTCGGCAATCTTGGTTGGGTCAACCGCCGCGCTCCCGCCAACCGTTAAATGGGAGGCAAGCGGGATGGTCCCGCCCGGAGCCGGAGGGACAACGGCTTGCCCGGTCGCGGCAACAACTCCATACTCGATATCCCAAATCCAATCATTGTCTACGGCTCCATCAATGTCAGTAGCTCGCGGACGGACAATGATAAGGTCATATCTGTCTTGGCCGGATGGCGGAGCCGGTTGAGCCCAAGAGAGGGACTCTTGCGCGTCGGCAACGCAAAGGGTCGAGCCGGTCCCGTTTGAGGTCGGGACCGCGGCCATGCCCGGATCAACGGTTACCGCCATGCCCGCTCCGGCAAGGACAGTCATGCCGTCACAACGCGGCTCCGGCCATAAGGCTCCGATTAGCCTCCGGTCAACGGATGCGGCATAGTTGCCGCCTTGCAACCATAGGGGAGTGAAGCGAGTCATTGAGCATTACCTCCGGGCTAAAGCGTTAACGTCCCTTGATGCACTAGTTAGCAAATCGCCAAACGTGACAACGGGACGTCCTAAGTCGAGCTTTACCGTTTCCCCGCCATCATCTCCTACGTCATAACTAATACCGACTACTTGGACGGCTTCATCGACGTTGAGCCGTCCCTTACGGATGATGAGCCTTGCCGTATCCCCCATATTCGGGCTCCCCCATAAATACCAACCCGGTCGGAGGTCAACGGAATAGCTCGGCATCAAGAGCCCGGTAGTGGCAAGATTGCCCGCGGACTTTTCATCAAGCGTCCCTTGGTCCTTTACGTCGGAGGCATTGTCTCCGGTCATCCAAAGCCCTACCGGAGCCCGCGTTATGTCATTACTGTCGGGATTCCAAACCTCGCTTACCAATGGCGGAGACTCACTATCATCCGGGTTAGATCGGTCCCCAATGAGCCGGACAAAGTTACCGTAGTTTGCCGAGTTGACGCTCCGGCTCAAAGCGCTAACGCTCGACCCGTACTCAAGGACAACATCATCGCGAGGCATCCCTTGAGTTGGGAAGAATATCCGGAGTTGGTCATCCGGCCATGCCTCGGTATATTGGGTCCCCGGTACTACGTCATAGCAAAAGCCGTCGAGGACATTTGCCAGATTATCGAGCATCTCCGAGACAAGCTCTTGCCCAACGTAGCTCCGGTCCCGGAGCTTGCCGGACTTGACAAAGCGTTGCCGTCCGTCCGGGTCAACCAAGAGGACGGCAAGAGGCAGGTAGCTCCCCGGTTGGAAGCTAACCGTTTGGTCCGTTGTCGAGACATTCTTAGCTCCGTACTCGACCAAGGCTCCGGCAATGTCATCTTGGTCCGCTTGAGTAAATGACCTCGGATAAGTGATAATCCGCCGCTCCAACATTGCCAAATAGGAGTGACAGTTAAACGTAACCGTATCGGCTTGCTCCGAGAGAGTGTCCTGGCTCTGAGCCACTATCCCGCGCATGACCGGCCAATCTCGCGCCGTTAGCTCATCCCATCTCCAAGCAACTACGTCCGTCATAAACTCCCGGATGAGTGGCGCGGCGGCATCGAGCCCACTAAGGCTAAAGCCCAAGGTCGAGGGAGCGTTGAGCGTTTGTTGGACTTGTATGCTCCGGGCATGAGTTATCTCGGCAATAAAGAGGTCATCGAGCCTCCGGTTGACCGAGAAAGCCCGCTCATGCAAGGTCAAGCGCCAACGGGCTCGACCTTCCGGGACAGGGACAAAGGCGCGCGTAGTCATTGGATAAAGGCATCCTGCCAAATGGTTTGGACTTGAGAGACTCCGGAGGCATCCGACCCATAAGCGCTTATCGCGTTGTCATAGGGCTCCGGATAGAGCAACGGCCATTGTGTTACCGAAAACTGTAGCTCCGAGATGACGGATTGCCCTTGGTCCGAGTCCAGCAAAGCCGTATGGGCTTGACAATCAATATCAACCCAATGTCCCGTATCAACCCGAAAGTCGAGGTCAAAAGCGATTTGCCCGCTATGGGATTGGCTCCTAGTGGCGGAGGAAATGACTTGGATACGGGGACCCACTACCGGACCATAGAAACGGAATAGGGGAGCGATGGCAACGTCCCCCTTTGATCGGGCATGAGCCGTACTAGGCGCGCCGCCACCTAATCCGTAGCTCCGATCAAAGAATAGGTTGTAACTCCGTCCGCCCGGAGTCGATGAGCCGACGTAGGCCGCGGCCATTTGGATAATGGCATCCCTGATAAGCGGGTCCGGAGCGACCCAAGCAAGCTCCATGTCTCGACGTCCCGGACTCGGCATCGGAGAGGCAAAGTTAGAGGCTCGGAGCGTTATGACCCGCTCCAACGGAGTCGAGCTTTCGGTTGTGTAGTGGAGGATTGGACGCGCCGCGGGTCGGAGATAGGGCATAAATAGCTCGACAATATCGTCAAGCGCTACTGTCCCTCCCGGCCATGCCGCTATCTTTGCCGTAACAGGACGTCCTCCAAAGAAAGCCGTTTGGTCATCAATGCCATGCTGATTAGGAGCGTTATTGACAACATCTCGGATATCGGGAAAGCCCAAATCCAACTCAATCATGGCATATCCCGCGGTATGGTTATCGAGGTTGAGGATAATCCCGTCCAAGTCAAGCCATGCCTGCCTCATCATCAAATCCTTTGAGTTTGTAGCGTCCAAGCGGCTTGCTTCATAAAGAGGTCAATGTCGAGCTTTTCGGCAAAGTTAGCTTGCTCGACGTTTACTAGCGGACCAATCCGACCGGCTCCGGCTCCGGCTCCGAGTCCCGGCCAAGAGCCCAAATCACTCGGGACCGGGATGACGCTCCGGAGAGCGGCATTGACGTAATGACCCGCGTCCTCGATGCCCTTGGCAATGCCGAGAGAGATGGGCTCTCCGACCTCCGTTGCCATGAGCTTTGAGGGAGAGCCGATATGGAGAAACTTTTTGATGGGTCCGGGAATCATCGAGGTAACGGCAGAGATGAGGGACCCGGCCATTGATTGCACTCCGCTTATCATGCCGCTAATCATCTGCCTCCCGACGTCAACCAACCATCCTCCGGCATTGCCGATGGCTCCGATTACTCGACCTCCCATCCCTCCAAGCCATCCGGATACGGCTCCCCAAGCGCTTGCAAAGCCGTCCCTGAGCGCGCCCATAGCTCGACTCCCTATGCCGGATAGACCTCCGGCAATGTTGCCGATTGCTCCAGATATCCTCCCCCAAAGACCGGCAAACCATCCGACTATCGAGCCAATGCCTCCGGCAACGGCTCCGATAATGCCGCTCATGGTCCGGGAAAAGAATCCGGTTATCGAGCCCAAGAGCCCGGACACCGCGCCCATAATCTTGCCAGGCATCCCGACAAACCAAGACACTACGTTGGCAACCAAGCGGACAACGGTAGCAAGGACGTTGGCGGCAAGGCTCACAAACCAAGCAATGACTTGACCAACTAGCTTGATGATGGGTTGCAAGGCTCGGACCGAGAGTTGGACAAACCAAGCCACTACCTGAGCCACTAAGGCAATGAGCTTGGAGAGAGGGACCAAGATTACCGTTAGGAGTTGAACCAATGGCGGCAAGATAGCGGAGATGAGTTGGATAATCGGAGGCAAGAGCGGGAGGATAGCCTCGATAAGCGTTAGGAAAAGGTCGATGAGTGGCGGCAATATCGGCATGAGCGCTTGTATGAGCGTTGCCGCGAGGTCGAGGATCATGCCGATAACCGGCATCAAGGCATCGAGTATCTGTCCAAAGACGTCCGCTAGTTGCATGATTATCGGGATAAGCATTGGGATTACTTTGGCAAGGACCTTTCCGATGAGGTCCGCGAGCATGGCAATAAGCGGCATGACCGCGACCATTGCCTTGCCGAGAATCATCCCGATAACGGAGCCGAGTTTGGTTATCAACGGGACCAAGACCGGGAGGACCTTGGCAAGCGTCGAGGCTAGGAGCTTGGCAATGGTCGAGATGAGCGGCATAACCGCGTTGAGCGCGTCGGCAAAGATGTTGGCAAAGACCTCCGCTAGTTGAGTCACTACCGGCATAACCGCGACTAGGACGGAGGCAACAACCGCGAGGACTTGCTTGAGCGGTCCGGCCAGGACTCCGATGATTTGATTAAAGGCATCCATCAAGACCAAGACAATCGGAACTAGAGCCTTAATGGCTTGCCCAAGAATCGGACCGAGTATCCGGATAACCGGCATGATGGCAGGCAATAGGGCATTGACGGCAAGGATGAGTCCGCCAAAGACCTCTTGGATAATCGGGACTAGAGCCTCGATGACCGGACCAAGACTTTGCCCTATCGCGTTGACAATGCCCATTATCGGAGTCACTAGTTGCATGAGCATCTTGGCAAGGTCCATGAGCATCCCTCGGAAAGCCGGAGAGGTTGCCACTAGAGCCAAGAGGATCGAGACAAAGGGATTGAGCGCGCCGGTAACGGCTTTGATGATTCCGCCTAGAGGACCAAAGGCTCCGGCAAGGTTGCCTCCGCCCACCTTGAGCAATAACCCAACCAAGGGAGCGATGAGCGGAGCTATGCCGCCCAAGCTTTTTAGCAAGCCGTCGATACCCTGTCCGCCCTGCTTGCCAAAGTTTGCAATCATGTCGGCAATCTTGCCGATGGCCGGACTTATCTTGTCGAAAGCCGGACCTAGCTTGGTCATTACTTGGTCAACTAGCTTTTGGACAAAGGGAGTTATGGCGGAGATGAGCTTACCCAAATCCTGAGCCCATTTGACGGCATAGCCTCCGCCAGTAGGGGAGATAAACGGAGCAACCAAGACGGAGCCAAGGTCCCGGACTCGACCCTTGAAATAGCTAACGGCTCCGTCCCAAGTTTGAACCATATTCTTAGCGGCTCCGGGAAACTTTTGCTCGATCCCTGCCGCTAAGGCATCAAGGGCTTTCCCGGCATCGAGGGAGCCCGCGGTAATATCGTCCTTGATTTGGGCTCCGCTCTTGCCCATTTGAGAGCCGATGAGGTCGGCGGCATTGATGCCTCTTTGGGCAAACTGCATAAGGTCTTGCCCGGTAATCTTCCCTGCCGCGGAGATTTGGGACATTATCAAGGTCATGTCCGAGATGCCTTGAGTCCCGGTCCCGGTTGCCGCGGCGGCATCCGCCAATGCCGCCATATACGTTTGAGCTTTATCCGTCGAGATGCCAAAGCTAACCATTGTCTTAGCGGCTTCTATCCATACCTGCCGCGGGAAGGGGGTTGTCTTGGCAAACTGCGAGATAGTCCCCATCATCTTTGATGCGGCTTCCTGGCTCCCCAAGACGCTCTTAAAGGCAACGTTGGCATTTTGCGCCAAGATGTTATAAGAGGTCCCGGAGGCTATGGTTGCCGCGGCAAAGGCGGACGCGGCTCCGGCGGCAACGGTAAAGCCGGTCGAGAGAGCCTTACCGATGCCGCTTGCCGCTTTACTCAAGCCGGACGTGAGCTTGCTCCCGATGGTTTGAGAGGCTTTATCTCCCGCTTGGGTCGATGCCTTTGCTATCTCTTGCGCGAGCCGTTGGGTATTTGCCGTTACAAGGACTTGGAGAGCGCTATATTCACCGGCCATTTGTTGACGCTCCCTCTGCCTTTAGGAAGCCGCCTAGTTGTCCCCAACTCATTTGTTGACCTCGCGGCTTTGGTTGACCGGGACGCTCAAGCGGCTTTGGTTGCTTGGCTTTGGAGCCCGCAACCCGCATGACAATCCAAGTCAATAAATCGACGGCATCATTGAGCCGCGCTAGCAAATGAGCCTCATGGGTCCAACTAGCGGGCTCATGTCTTGTCAATGACCCAAGCGGCAAGCGCTCCGATAGGACCTTGATCCGCCTAAGTGATACGGCAGGATCGAGGACGTCAATCCCATATACCGCCATCATGGCGGCTTCTATGTCGGGATCGAAACGGGCTCTTGCCGCTCGGATAAATCCGGCATCGAGCCTCCGAGTTGCTCCTTGCTCATTTCCTCAATGAGTATCGGCATGGCATCGAGCGGGATGGTCGAGGAAAAGCGGACCCATTCATCCTCTCCAACAATCTGCCGGAGACAGAGGACAACCTCATTCGGGTTTATGTCCTCGGGCTTTAGCTCGGAATAGGCCGCGAACGTTGCCGAGATGCTCAACGGCCATAAGCCCATTGGCGGGAGGGAGAAATGCTCTCCCCCCCAATCAAACTCAAAGGGCTCTCTGCCTGCCTCGGATTGGGCGGCTTGAGTTGCCGCCTTGAGGTCAAAGCTCATGCCGCGGGAGTCTGAGAGGTCCGGCTCGATGAGGCTCCGAGAGGGACGACAACCTCGGGACCGCTCATCAAATGAGCCAAGACTCCTGCCTCATCCATTGCCGAGAGGGTTACCTCCCAACCAATAGCCGCGCCGCGTTGGAATGAAACGTCCCCGGTATCGGAGACTTGGGCTCGACCAAAGACAATCCGAGTAATGACTCCGGCATCCTTGATATCGAGCCCGATGGCATAAAGCTCCCCGCCTACGTCGGAGCGGATATCAAAGGCAACCATCCCGCCCGCGTCCGCGGTGGCGGGAGGCATGTCGAAATACATTGCCAGAGTGTCCGGGTTGGTTTGCCACATAATGAAATGAGCCGTCAACTCTTTGCCGGTAATCATGGTCTTTACCGGAGAGGTCGATTGCCAGGGAGTCAGAGTGTCGGAGGTTGTCGTTGAGGATACAGTCACTCCGTCATCGGAGATATAACCAATCGGCTCCCAAGGTGTATCCCACGCGGTTTGGAGGTCCGCGGGTGGCGGAGTCCCTACGGGAGCCCGATACACTCCGGGACCGTTATTAATGCCAAGTAGGATTTCGCTTGGGTCAAGGTCAACATTGCTCATCCGGGTTATTCCTTTCTAGTGTTCACAGTGTTAGAGAGGTATTGAGTCCGGGACGGATGGACCCGGTAATCAATGCGGATTGTGTACCGCGGCGCGCCATCATTAACGTCGGGATTCCACATTGGACCCTCTGTGATTTGCGCGTAGGTAATCGAGCCGTCCGGCCAATAAACGTCCGGCAGGCTCAAGAGGTCTTGTCTGACAAGCTCCGCGAGGTCGGCAGTAGCTTTCTTTCTCGGTCCTCTTACGTCGATTTGGAGGGACCATTGCCATTGCCATCCCGCTACGTCTTGGAGCGAGTGATATGCAAAGGACGTAACTCCCTTACGGCTCTTGAGGTTCTCCCATACCCAAGCCTCAAGGTCCGGTTGGGCAATGACCGGCGCGCTCATCGGCTTACCCTGGCTCGATAGGTCGATACCACTCGACCAAAGACAGGACGGGCATGGACGTACCGAGTCCCGTATTCGATATATCTGCCGTAGGGAGTGTCATTGAGGACCCGGTAAATACCGGGCTTGATCCGCTCGACCCGCCAAGCTCCGGCATAGCGTCCGGTCCGACCTCTCGGGCTCTGAGCCGCTACGGCTCCGCGGATTTGCTCCGCAATGCCTCGGACAATCCCATCCGCGGCTTGCTTGGGAGCCTTACGGTTGAGGACTTGGTACGTCGATGCCGCTCCGGACACTAGAGAGCCTCCCTGAGCCTCTGAGCGGGCTCTCCCGGCTCTCCATAGGGTCGAGGGACCTCAACTCCCGGCCAAGTATCAAAGGACGTTGCCGTTGCCGTCCAAATGTCGAGCGGAGAGCTTCCGTCCCCGGTCCCGGTCGGGTCCCCAACAAAGCGGCATTGCGTTAGGTAGTAATACCGACCTCGACACTCGGCAACGCTTCCCTCGATGAGTTGGAGGTCCTCGACCGGCAGGAACATCGAGCCGGTCCGGTCCCTTGCCGGACCAAACGGACCTCGACCTCCGCCATCGGAAGCGCGGACGTCGGATATGCCCGGATACTGTTGGAGGTTGCCTTTTCCCTGCCAATAGGACTCCGTTGCCGGGAGCCGCCATCCATGCTCATCGAGGTCCTCGGATGGCGGATAGAGCGTTATGAGGTCCGGCGCGACCAAGGGAGCCATTACTCGACAACCCTCTCCGCTATGTCGGACCAAGACGGATACCAACCCGGCTTTGGTACGGAGCTAACCAATGGGACAGTCTCCAAGTAACCGGAGAGGAAGCTCCGATGCCATTGAGCCCTTGACATTGCCTTGCCATATTCTCCGCTCGGAGTGGCAGGGTTGTAAGCGATTGATTGGACTCCGGTTGAGACTTGAGAAACGCTCGGGCTCGGGTCTTGCATTGATGCGTAGTATTCCCATTGGAGCGCCGCGCACAAATGAGGCTCAGAGTCCCAATAGGTTGCCGCTATTGCCTCGGCGGTAGCGTAAGGGACCGCTCCCGCGGTAGGCGGGTCCAAAGGCGGAGCCCAATCCTCCCAACTCGGAGCGGTCCCGTTACTCATCCTCTGCCTCCGTCACGCGTAGGTATAAACGGGAGCGTCACTCCCGTAGTTGTATTCGGGATTGGCAATAGTCAGATAGACCGCTCCCGCGGCATGAGCCGGAGATTGGCAAGTAATGAGAGTGTCGTCAACGACAACGAAATCCTGTCCGGTAGGACCGCATGGAGAGCCGCCAAACTCAATATAGTTGGCTCCGGTAAATCCGGTCCCATGAATCTGTACCGGAGTCCCTCCGGCAATCGGACCTCCGGGCGGAGTGCAACTAGTGGCAACCGGATTGGATAAAGGCGGAGCGGGCGGAGGTCCCAATACGGTCCCTCCCTTCCAAACCTTTCCGCCAACCTTTGTCCAAGCGGGCATTAGCTCGACCGGCTCCGGGATGAGGTTGGAGTCGGAGTCGGAGCCGGAGTCGGAGTCGAGGTCGAGCCCGCGGCCATTGTCGCGCCGCCACTAGTGGCAATGTCCGTATAAGCAAAGGGCTTTGCTCCGGTAGGAGCCCGCGGCGTAACGGGTTGAGCCACTACGCAACCAAAGCGGGCATGGACCCTCATTAGCACTTGGTCATCTTGGAAAGCCGACACAACAACGGCTCCGGCTCCATCGACAATGACTCCATCGGTCGAGAGGTCATAAGTGATATCTTGCCGGACTCCCATCAAGAGAGCGTCCCAATCTCCGGTCACAAAGTCCCTAGTTGCATCCGGGGAGGTCAAGTTAAACATGACCGGGACTCCGTAAATGCTCGACATGGCCGGATTATCAACCTGAGCCGGACCAAGCAACAAAGCTCCCGCCGCGTCCCTAATCCCTCGGAGAGCGGCTTTGGTTACCAAGTCCGCGGCATGGCCGGTTACCGGGACTCCCTGAGCCTCGACCGCGGCCATTGCATCATTGACGGAGGCAAGCGGGTCCGCTCCGGGAGGGACGGCAGTAGCAAAAGCCGGATCGGTAATGCCTCCGGGCGGATAAGAGGCAGGGTTGTTATCTCCCCAAAGGACGGCATCATCGAGCGCTACCGCGATGGCTTGAGCCAAGAGAGGACGGGCATATCCCCATAAATCGACGGATGAGTCATCGAGGTACGCTTGAGGAATGGCAATGACCGCGGCTACTTCCTCCGCTTTCATTGTCTTAGAGGTCAAGGCAAAGTCCGTAAACGGCTTACGTCCTCCCGCCGCGATAAAGCCCGCGGTCGGAAAGGCTCCGGCAACGGGAAACTCCGCAATGCCGGAGCCCATCGGGACTCTCCGACCCAAGGACAGAGCGGCGGAGGCTTGGACAACTCCTTGGATGATTTGATTTGAGTAAGTAGTCGGGATGAGCCCGGAGGCATCAATGGACGGCATAACGCTCCTAGTTGCTAGAGATTTATCTGTCTCTGGCAACCCGGTCGAGCCGTATCGCTCCGCACTATTCCGGGCTCGGGACTCGCTCCCTTTGCCTCAATCTCAAGGATTGTCTCTCGGAGCCGCATCGCGCCGCGCTCCGATCAAGCGGGATATTACGTCCTCTTGCCTCGGGATGCAAGCCTCTTTTGTCTCCCTTGGGAGACATTCTTTGGAGTGACCTTGCCTCCGGAGCGCTTGGCAACAACTCCGGAGACATGGCGGTAACTGCCGGACGTCTTAGTTTGAGCGCTCCGGCTCAAAGCCGCTCGATGGATGCCGACTCTTTGCCTCTCCGTAATCCCGGCTCTCTGAGCTTGAGCCTTGGTTGGGACCGGATATTTCCTCTGGCTCGGATACGCAAATGCGGAGGACGGGAGAGCCGCTCTCTGTTTTGTCGTCAATGCCATTGCTCATCTCCGTTGCATTGCTTGGCGGATAAAGTCTCCGCCATCCTCATTATCGGACCTCGGGCCGGAAGGGACCCGCCCGCTTGCCGGAGCCGGAGGCATGGCCGCGGCCAATCGGTCAACAACCCTTGTAATAGAAGCCTTATCCGGCTCTCCGTCCTCTCCGACAAACTTGGAGAGGTCGAGGACCTCAAGAGCCGCGTCCGGGTCCCCAATCCGTCCCGCCGCGGATGCCTTAAACTCCGCCGCGGCCAATCGGCGTCCGGCAGATTGGAGAGCCTCTTTATGACCCTCCGCCTTGGCCGCGGCAACTAGTTTCTCTGTCTCGGTCATCCGCTCTTTTTCAAGCGTTGAGAGCTTGCTCTCTGCCGCTCTCTTGAGCTTCCTTTCCTCCGCCAGAGCCGACTCCAAATCTCGGATTTGGTCCGCGGGCTTTTTATTCTTGGGCTCTCCCTCGGGCTCGGGCTCCCCCGGCTTGGGAGGCTCGGGAGGCTTAGGGTCGGGAGCGGGAGGGTTGCCGGTATCACTCATTGCTTGCCACCTTTCGCGTATGGACTAAATGAAAGCCACTCATCAAATAGCTCTTGCTTGCTCGGGTCTAGGTCAAAGGGAGCCTCCAAGCCGATTGATTTACGATGGTCCGCTCCGTAGCGGGCAATCTCATCCGGTATCCCGCTCGGAAAGCTAAGGCAGGTAACGGCATCGAGCCTCCGGATGCACGCGCGGCAGAGGGTCGGATATTGGGTTGTCATTTGATCCAACCCATAGCTCGATATTTCCAATCCTTGAGGTCCGCCATCGACTTATCCGGAGTCGGATTACGTCCGAGTTTGTCCTCCATGTAGGAGCCGACGTACTGAGCCGGAGGTCGAGGGTTGGGAGAGGTCTTATATTCCGCCCATAGCTCCGCCATCATCTCTTTATCATTCTTGCCGCCATACTCGGAGATGAGAGTCTTTGAGTCCGAGAGTGTCTCGATGCCGTAATCAACCGCCAAATGGGAGGTTATCTCATACCGTTGGGTTGAGTTGAGTTGGTAGTCGAGGAAATGCCCTAGCTCATGCGAGAGGGTCCGCTCCGCGCCGGTTGTCTTGCCGTCCGGAGTCCACCAATGATGGTCGATTGTGTCTTGCATTGTCTTGGTCGAGCCCGGTCGATACTCGCTCGGTCGGATACTGATATGCCGGTCGGAGTCTTGGTAATAAGCCAAGGCATCGCTCTTTTGAAAGTACGGGTCCGGAGCCGCGTTGATAAACCCAAGCCGGTCGATGATATCCGGATTGATTCCCTCAAGATTCATCCGGAGCGCGTTGAGGGTTTGCTCTCGACCGTTAAAGGCTTGCATTGCATAATCGTCAAATCCGTTAAGCGGTATGCCGTCGATACCTCCCCGGTTGGCATACCGCGGCGCGAACATCTCGCGCTTCCATGCCTCCCTTGCCGCTATGTCTGCCGCTTGCCGTCCTCGGGCAATCGAGGACCTCGACGTTGCCCAACTCGATATCTCGGGCTCGGGAGTGCAACGGCAATGAGCATGAGCGGCAAATCCGGCATGGCTCGGGATATAACCTCTGTCGGCAATGAGCGCGCAAAACTCGCAACAACCCGCTCGGGTTATCCTCCGGCATCGACCGCTATAGCGGTCATCTTTGTTTGCGTTCTCCGTTGTCGTTTGATTGGCAACCCGATACGGCTCGGAGCTTGCCGTCCGGTTGAGCCAAGAGAGCGTTGAGTCTGCCGCCATGCCATCGGAATACCCTTGACCTATCCGGTTGAAATAGACCGCGGGAGCTTGCCGGAGGTAGCTCATTACCGTCGAGCCCGATGCCGTCGAGCCAACCAATCCGGCAGGGACGCTAAAGGGCCGGACGGCTTGGAGCGGTATGCCAGAGCCGCGCGAGAAAAGAGCCGAGAGGTAACGGGTTGACTCTGCCGCGGCTCCGGCTTGGGCTCGGGTTATCCAACCTCCGGCAACGGTCCCGATTATCGGCAGGCTTGATGCCGGGTCGAGCGGATTAAACTGAGCCGCCCAAAGGGCTCGGACGCGCGCCAGTAAGGAAGCGCTCCCGGACGCCAATCGACCTCGATAGAGGTCCGTAATGGCAGAGCTATCCGGCATTGCCTCCGCCCGCTAGGAGTTGAGCGTAAGGGTCCGTTGCTCCGAGAGCCACGGCTTGATTGAGAGCCGCTTGAGTACCCTCATTTGCCTTTAGTTGCTTCCATTGCTCTATCTCTTGCGGAGTGGCTCCCCAACGTTGCCAGAGGACCTCTTGAGGGACTCCGAGAGTTGCCATCTTGGTAAGGGCATCGACCATCTGAGCCTCGGAGCGCGTCTCAAAGTCCTTCCATATGACCTCTGCCGATTGGTCATTTGCATAAGGGTCCTCGGTCAATGCCAGAGCAAGCCTCATAACGGCTTCCCAAGCCTCCCCAATATGTAGGGCTCGACGGCTTATCTTGGAGACTAAGCCTGCCTCCGCGGCTTTGATGGCATCCGCGCTCAGGTTGACCATTGAGCCCAAGAGATAATGCGGCGGAGTTTGAGTTACTGCCGCGAGTTGCTCGACGTCTTGGCTTACGGCATCGAGGTAGCCTCGGAGGCTCGACTCTTGAAAGGCTCCAAATCTGCCGTCCGGATTCTCATTGGTCAAGAGCCGATTGGCTCCGATATCAAAGGGCTTTTTGACAACGGTTGTCTCGGTCCCGTCCTCGGAGGTCAATACCTGCCGCGCTAGCTTGACTCCGGTTGCCCATATCTGCCGGAAAGCTCCGTAATCGGTAGCAACCAAACGGTTGAATATCGTTGTGTTTATCCGGTCTTGAAAGTGTGTTGCCGAGTGAAGCTCCGACCGCGGAGGACGGCTCGATCTTGGTTGAGGGATAATCTCGATGAGGTTGACAACTCCGGTCGGATTACCCTCGACCTCGGGCTCTTTGCCGTTGGGCTCCCAAGTAACGATTGCCTCCGGCAAGATGAGGATTTGAGTTACTTGGTCCCCAAGCCGGTAACGCTTATATCCGGCAAGCCGCTTCCGTCGATTGCCGGGAGCATAAATGACCGTTGCCTCAACCGGACTCTCTCCGGTTATAGCAACTCCGCTCGGGTTGTCATCGTCCGGTTGGACTAAGACAAAGGCAGAGCCGCAAACCAAAGCGTCCGTTTGAGCAAGCTCTCCGTCCGCGTCCATCGAGGACGCTTGCCATATCTCCCAAGCATGATCCGATGATGCTCCCGCGGGACCAAAGCGGAAGCCGACTACTTGGAGCCTCTCGGCAACGGCATTGACAACCAACTCCGACCAGTTAGCGCGGGATTCCTTGAGGAAGGTCCTAAAGTTTTGCCTTTCCTCGGCATCCATCAAAGCGGTAACTAGGTTGTCATTGTCATAGTAGTTTTGATAATAGATCGCTCGACTCGATTGGGCATCGAGCTTGGACGCTCCGATTTGCCGCCATTGCTCAAAGGTTAGGTCCGGCATTTAGTCCTTCCTCCATCGGTTCCTCATTTCGGTAGTAGCGGCAGGCTCGGGCGGAGGCTTCCTCGGCTTCCTCCGGTCCGCGGGCAAGGTCCCTTGGTAGAGCCGGACTCCGCAATCATCGCAATAAACGCAACGGCTTACTTGCTTCCATGTATGGGCGGCATGGAGGTCGAGAGTCGATAGGAGTTGCTCCCATATTTGTTGCTCAACGGTCATAGCGTCCGCTCCGGCAAAAGGATGATGAGGAAGCCGAAAGCCGTACACAACGCGGCTCCGGCCAAGAGGTCGAGCGGATGGTCCGGCTTGCCAAAGAGGACAACCAATCCCAAGGCAAAGGCAGACAGAGCCGCCACTAGTAGCAAGTAACTCTTAATCGCGGGCTTCAATCTGTCTCCCTAGCTTTCCGTATCCGCTCATTTAAACACTCCATGCACCAAAAAAAGTCGATACCGTCCGGGACTCCCTCGGGAAATCTCTTGCCGCATCCGGGACAGATAGGCGGACGTCCGTTGATGCCCATTAGATCGACAGGACGAAAGCAACGCTCATGGCAATGAGCAATGCCAAGAGGACGGCAACGGTAAACCAAAGCGCGGTAACGGGAAAGGTCCGGAGGAAGCGGTCAAAGCTATCCTCATTAGAATCCCGCGGCAACGTAATCGTCCTCCGGCTCGGTCCGCTCTCGACGGATGGCTCTGTCCAAGCCCATAATGGCGGCAACTATGCCGTCAATCTTGTCCATGCTCTTTGCCTTATCGGGCTTAAGGTTCCCTGCCGGGTCCGTCCGAGTAATGAGGTTGGCGGCTTCCCATCGGGCAACGGGATTACCGCCATGATGGAAGCGTCCCGCGGCAACCAAACGGAGAAACTCCGCGGTAGGAGCGGCAAGAGAGGCAAAGCCTTGACGGAAGCTCACTAACGGCCATCCTCGATCAATCAACGTTTGGCTTAGTTGGGAAGCTCCCCAAGGGTCAAAGGCAACCTCGACAATCTCGACGCGCTCCCGGTCGCGCTCCAAGCTCTCGATTATCTCTCCGTAGTCAATGACGTCCCCATCCGTAAGGCTCAAGGCTCCCTGAGCCGCCCATACGGTCCCCATTCCTCCGGTCCTCCGGTCGAGAGCCGCTAACAGAGCCTCCGGAGCAAAATGCCGCCAAAGGGCTCTCATCGAGCCATCCTCGACGGCATAGACCAAGCAATAAGAGGCAAGGTCGGAGGTCGAGGCAAGGTCAAGCCCGCAAAAGACCTCAAGCCCGGTCAAGGCATCGAGCATGACGGACCAATCGACCTCTCCGCGGCTCCGGTCCCATTGCGGGAGCTTTATGGCTCGACCCGTTTGTTGGCTTGGTTGATTGAGCCGGTATTGCCGAAAGGCTCTCTCTGCCGCGGGATTCTCGATTGCCTTGAGACACTCATCCTCAAGGACCTTGATATCGAGAAAGTCTCCGAGAGCGGGATTGGCTTTCCGCCATACCTCCGGGTCCGTCCAATCTTCCTCCGAGTCCGTCCGATACATGACAACCAACCGGCGCGGGTCGATGCTCGGGCTCTCAATGACTCGCTCGGACCAAACCCGCTCCGATGCGGCAAAGCCGTTAGGGTCATTCTCTGCCGTTGTTGCCATGAGCAATAACGGTTGGGCTCGGGCTCCCCAACCCGTCTTAAGGACGTCATAAAGATCCCGGCTTGGTTGGGTCAAAAGCTCATCAATGTACGCGCCATGAGGGTTGCCGCCTAGAGAGCCCAAGGCATCTCCGGCAGTAACGGCATAGAAGGATGCCGTCTTAGGGTCAACAATCCGGCGCGCATACTTAACCTGTTGGAGTCGAGCGGAGAGGGTTGGGTTTAGCTCGACCATCCTCGATGCCACTCGATAAACCTGAGAGGCTTGGTCCCGGTCGAGCGCGAGCCCATATATCTCAGCGGATTCCTCTCCGTCCCCAACCAAGAGGTAAAGGACTATCCCGGCCAATAGCTCCGTCTTGCCATTCTTGCGGGCAATAAAGAGGTAAAGCTCTCGGTATTTGCGGACGTAGCGCTTACGCTCCGGGTCCCAAACAACCATGCCAAAGAGCGGGCGGAGGACCTTATCCTCTTGCCATCGAGTCGGGATAAACGGACGTCGAGCCCAATCCCCCTTGGTATGGACTAGAAGCTCGACAAAGAAAGCCTTGACATGACCGGCGCGGGACTCGCAAAGATGCTCTCCGCGCTTCCGGCAGAGCTTCCCGTCAAAGGGTCGATTGCATATGGGCTTGGAGCGATTATCCATTAGGTCCTAGTAGGTTCTATTATGCAACGGTTGAGCCATATTCTCCGGGAGCGGTCCCTCCCATTTAGCAACGGTCAACCAATAGGGGAGCCGCTTACGGAGGACCGGCGCGCACCATATGACTTGCTCATCCCGTAGCGCCAAGCCTGCCTCGATGCCCTTATAGCTGACTCCGTAAATGCCGTCCCTCATCAAAGCCGCTCCGGGAAGCCTTGCCGCTCGGAGACTTTATTAAACTTGGCAACGATGGCGGCAGGGAGGTCGATGTTTGCCTTGGTTGCCAAGAGGTCGAGGTAAAGGAAAACGTCCGCTAGTTCCTCGGCAAGTTTATGGTTGAGCTTGTCGAGCGGCGGGTCAAGCTCTCCCTTGAGTCCGCATTGCCAACGTCTTATTTTCTTGACGATATTGCAAGCCTCTCCTGCCTCTCCGGCCATTGCGTTTGACCAATCGGCAATAGACCAACCCTCATCCGCGGGATAACCCGGATGCCATCTCTCGGCTCGCTCTCGATTGGTCAAGCTCACTTGCTCAAAGGTCAATAGGTCCGTCATGCCAATAGCCTCTCTGGCTCTTGCTTGCTCTTTAGTGGCTCATTCTTGGTCCCCATTTGCGTCCTCGATGCCGGAGTCAATCCAAAGCGCTCGGAGAGCCGGAGGATGGTTGTTGCCGTTTGGTTGGTTATGACCGCGGCAGGGTTGCGGATGGGTTGACCCTCTCGACCAAAGAGGATGAGCCCTTGCTTATGTACCAAGAGGGAAGCGCGTTGATGCTCATAAACGGCTTGGCAAAAGGCAATGAGGCTCGGAGTGTCGGCTCTCGATGCCAAGCCCATATGGTCGAGGTCCCGGACCGTATCGAGGAAGATGACCCGGAGCGAGTCCGGGAGCCAGGACGGAGGGACCGGCAGAGCTTCCGGAGGCTCGGGCTCGACGGCATTGAGCCGGTCGCGGCGGACTCCCTTAGCTCTCTTGAGCCGAGTTGGCTCCGGGATAGGGCTTGCCATGCCTCTTACCTCCCGCCAACGGCTCTGAGCGGCTCTGAGCGGGCTCTAACCGGCTTCCTGAGCCGTTGTCGAGCGTCCGGGAGGCATCTTGGTCCCCGGTCGGCAGGGAGTTGTCCCGGCTCATGCCCGTAGCCCGATCCGCTCGGAGCCAAGGCGGGAGGTAGGGGGTCCCTCCCCGGTCCTTCCGCTCGACGTCGAGCCCATATGAGCAATGCCCTTACCCTCATTGACCCTCTCCCTCCGCCCGGTCCCCGGTCCCCGTCCCCGGAGCCGGAGCCGTGAGCCCAAGGACCTCGACCTCAAGGCTCTTGATCCATCCGCCCATAGTTGTCCGGGCTTTAACCGGCGCGTCCGGGTCGAGGTCGAGCGCTATAGCTCGGATATCAGAGCCAATGATCCGGCCATCCGGGTTGCTTCCCTCAATGGTTACCTTCCGCTTCACTCCCTGTCTCCTATCCCTTGCCTTGCCTGCCTCGATGCCCTTGCCTCCCGTTGAGTCTTGGCTTTATGGCAAGGACCGCACACTCCCTCGAGGTTGGAGTCTATGTCTCCAAGTCCTCGATACATATGGTCAACCTCCGTCGAGATACCGGAGCAAATGCTTGGGTATTGCAAGCGGCATACCGGGTCCCGCTTTAGTATCCGGGCTCGGGTCCGGTCCCATCCTCTCGGCATCTTCCGACCTTGACTCCCTCGACTCCAAGAGTTATTGACTCGATGCCTCGGGCATCTCGGACTACCGGGCTCCGCATACCGAGAGCAACCCGGCTCGACGCAAGGACGCTTAGCCTTTGTCGGCATGG